ATGTTAAACGATCTAAAAATCAAACGATTAAAACCAACTGAAAAAGTCTTTCGCGTTGCTGATCATTCAGGTTTATGTTTAGAAGTCCGCCCATCTGGTGGAAAGTTCTGGCGCTTCCGTTATCGCTATCTAACTAAAGCAAACATGCTAACAATCGGCCAATATCCAGAAGTTAGTTTAGCAGAAGCTCGTTTAAAAACTCTAGAATTTAGAAAACAATTAGCCAACGGGGTAGATCCTTCAAGCTACCAACAAGAAGAATTATTAAAAGCCATTCAAGCAAACACTGGTACATTTAGTTTAGTTGCAGCCGAGTTTCTCGAAACGAAAACAGGCCAGCAATCTGAAGAATGGTTTACACGCCGTAAAAGTTATTACAAAAAAGATATCTTCCCTATTCTCGGCAATAAGCCAATTCATGAAGTTGATTCAATTGATATTAAAAATGTGCTTGATAGTACTATGGTCAGAATTAGGAAGTCAGGTAAAGGTACTGGAGAAGCACGTGGAATTTTCGTAAGGCAAATTATTGGTGAGGTTATGACTTATGCCATTATTACTAAACGAATCTCTATTGATCCCACTTATGCTTTAAGAGGATATATCAAGCTTCCAGAAGTTACCCATGCTAGGCCATTAACCGAACCTGAGAAAAAGGAATTATTCCCCAAGCTAAATGCATATGGTGGTTCAAAAAGCACTAGCAATGCGATTAAAGCGGCAACTTATTCTTGGCTCAGATCAATTGAAATCAGACGCGGACGAAAAGAGTTTATTAATTTTGAGGATGAAACATGGACTATTCCTGCTGTATCAAGAGCTGAAATTCTTGCTGGCAAACGTAATATGAAAAAGAACAGAATGCATATTGTTCCCTTATCAAAACAGCTTATTGAAATAATAAAAGAACAATTTGAGCTATACCCAAATAGTGAATATATCTTTCCAGGTGAAGATGGTGAGATGATAGGGAAAACTACTCTAAATACGGCATTAGATAATCTGGATATTGATTTTACTATGCATAGCTTAAGAGCTACCGCCTCAACCATTGCTAATGAAAATGGATTTAATCAAGACTGGGTAGAGTTGCAACTTGCACACGTGTCAGATAACAAAACACGTGCTTCATATAACCATGCCCAATGGCTAAACGATCGTAGAAACATGATGCAATGGTGGGCAGATCATGTAGATAGTTGGGCCGACTAATTTCCGACCAAATGCACCAGAGGTAACGACAAGTTTTGACTTTTGTTTGTTTATCCACAAGTTTTTAAATTTGAATTTGTTAAGCCTCATCTCTACCATTAACTTGAATTTGTTACGATTTCAAAATGGTATGAAAAGGCGAATTTTTGCGCTCGTAGATGTGAACAATTGCTATGCAAGCATTGAGCGATTCTTTAACCCCCAGCTTAATAATAGGCCGGTCATAGTTTTGTCGAATAATGACGGCTGTGCTGTTGCTCGTAGCGCGGAAGCTAAAGCTATTGGAATTAAGATGGGTGAACCATTATTTAAAATAATTGATCTGGTTAAGCGTAACAATGTAGCAGTACTTTCAAGCAACTACCCCGTCTATGCAGAAATGAGCAAGCGATTTCATGCAATCTTAAAACAGTTTGTTGCCCCTCATGAACATGAAACATATAGCATTGATGAAGCTTTTTTAGAGCTAACAGCATACGAATATAAATATGATTTAAATGCTTATGCAAAGTTAATGAAAGACAGAGTTTTTATGTGGATTGGTCTACCGGTGTGTGTTGGTATTGGCAGATCTAAAACCGAAGCAAAAATTGCCAATCATCTCGCTAAAACTTATCCGAATTTTAACGGCGTTTGTAACCTTGTTTCCTTTCAAGAAAACATTCGCAACTTACTTTATAAACAGACAAAAGTTTCGGAAGTTTGGGGTGTAGGTAGGCAGCATTCTAGAAAATTAGAAGCGATGGGAATAAATACCGTATTTGATTTAATGATGGCAAATCCGTATCACATCGAATCTTTATTTAGCGTTGTAATGAAAAGAACAGTTCTTGAGTTAAACGGTATTGCTTGCATCGAAATTGAAGATACACCACCAACAAGAAAACAAATTATTTCTTCTAGGGCATTTAAACAAAAGATTATTGATAAGGATGATTTAAAGGAAGCTATTGCCAGAAGGACGCAAGAAGCCTTTACGAGAGCTAGAAAAGATCAAGTGTTGTGTGGTTGTATTGTGGCTTTCGCACATTCTAGCCCATTCGATGTGAATAAGCCTTTTTATAAAGGTGAATTATCACAGTCATTTAGTGTACCAACAGATGACGTTAGACGACTGGTGAAAGCATCAACTTCAATGATTGATTATATTTACAGATACGGCGTGGATTTTAAAAAATGCGGGGTGGTGTTGACTGCTCTTGAAAGCAAAAATTCTTATACTTATGACTTGCTGACAGACTATAGTGATTTAGAAAAAACAGAAAATTTGATGTGTGCAATAGAAGGTATTCAAGAGAAATACGGAAAATATAAACTTGGGTTCGGTGGAAGCATGTATCAAAACAGAGTCTGGTCGATGTCTCAAAATCTTAAATCGAATAATTATTTTACTCTTGAAGGCATGCTAAAGATTAATAATTAGGTGCTTATAATAGGCACCAAATTTGATACAAAATGCCAATCAATAATTTATCGACAAAACTCACTTTATTATTAATTCTCAACAAGTTAAAGACTTTCAAAAAATTTGGCCATAAACTCGAGTGAATTTGGCCAAATTTTTTTATTGGTACAAAATGTCAATTAACAACACACTGTACGCAAATGCTGACTCTAATATTATTTTTGATCGTATGGGCTGTGCAGCCTGATAATAGAATGCACAGCACAGTAATAATCGAAGCAAATTTAGTTCGCTTGCAATGGTAGACTTTCATGTTAGCCGATCCGGTTAGCAATCCAGCCATAGAAGAACTGTTCTTGCGTGGGATTACGCTCACAGATTTCAATATAACGCTGGCCTTGCATAATATTAAGTACTCGCACTAATACTTTCTCGCCTTCTTTTCCACGTTTGGCCAGATAGGTTTTAAGAGCACCTAAGGTGTTAGATCCATAAACACCATCAACCTTTAAATCTGCATACCCAGCTTTACCTTGATTGTTAAGCAAGTTCAAAGCACGTTGTAAAAGTGGTTTTGCAAAGTTGATACCGCAGTTCACACCTGTATCTAAGAGCTCTTCAGCTACTGCAGAAGAAATGATATTCACCTGGTCAAATCGTGGAGCCGTCCAGTACTGCTTTTTATAAATTGCTTTGGCCACATCTAAAGGCAAATCTTTCATATTACCCTTATAGCCGTTTGAACGCGCGACCGCTTCAGTAATACCGTATTTGGTTGCACCACCCCGATCTGCGGGATTATTTACATACCCGCCTTCACGCTTAATGAGTTCGTCAAGATATTGTTCAATGTTCATTTAACTTTTCCTTAGGTAATAAAAAACCGCCCGAAGGCGGTATAAAGATTTAGTAAATTACAATTGCTTGGTTTCTTCGGTTTTCTTTTTCTTTTCTAGCTCTGAACTTCCGAAGTAATAGCCACACGCCATAGACATCGCCCCCGCAATAAAACCCAATGCTGTATTTAAAAGAGTGCTATTTTCCCGTGGCATTTCCACAAAAAATAAAGCAATCACCAATACAAACATTAATCCCACAAGAGCAAATGAAAGGTATGCTCTAGTCTGTTCGCTTGTCATCTGTTTCCCCTTCTAAGCGTTTCTTAGTTAGCTCATATTGCTTGGTTTGAAGCTCATGAATCTCGTTCTTACGCTTTTCATCTCGGCGCTTAAAATAGAGATTAGTAAAATAGGTCGCTAAACCGATTAAGATTGAAAAGACAACAGCCCAATCAATTTTGCCAACTACACCAATCAAGCTGCCCCCTACTACATAGCCATAAGTAAATTTTGTTGCAGTCGCGGCAGCCGTACTTGCAGCTGCTTCGACTACGCTATTTGTTTGACCGTTCATGCATGCCATCCTCCAGATCATAGGCAAAAAAAAGCACCCGAATTGGGTGCTCAAAGTTCTTATAAGGTTTAAAGGGTTTGTAAGATTTTCCCTCCATTAATCAATTGAGTTGTTAGAGGTGCCACCCCAACAATTGCAGTTCCACCCGGCCCCGGCTGACCTTCAGTTGTGCCATGGTATTGCCAGTTCCGTGTTCCATCATTAGTAGACTTGGTACCACGTTGGCCCCAATTTCCGCCATCACCTGATAATGGAGATCCATAACGATCATTTTGGGTTCGGTAACCTTTACCGGGTACCGAAGCTTCGGCATCAGTGACTTTTACAACCATCAAATAACCACCTTCCAGATACCACCGCCAGTCCTGAGTATCATTGTAGATAGGCTGTCCTGTCATAACTCGACCAAACGGTGCCCCAGCTCCACCGGGAACACCTTGCACTCCATAGCCAAGTTCAGTGTAGATGCCACTAGGAGTTGCTCCACCACCTGAGCCGCCTCGAGCTAACGTCCCTCCATCGATAATCAGGTTTAGTTTGCTTTGCCGGTTCAACAAACCGGGTGCTCCCTGAAACCCATCACGGCGGGTTTTGGTAAAATTGAAGTCAGAATCTTTTTCCCAATCTCCGTAAGCTAAATGTGGCAACCCGCCATCTCCACCACGTCCAACAACAGCACCTTTAATGGTTAGATTCACCACCAGATCAGGCGGGAACTCCCCTGTATCTATCGCCGGTAATTCTGAGGCAGCTGGAACGATATACTCTCGTTTTGCAGGACTAGACTTATAGTCGAATTTATAGACAAATCTGGTTTCCGGTCGATAAGAACTTGAGCTTGAAACCAGCGCACCAGCTTCAACTACAAAGCTAATTTCTCCAGTCGTTGGTAAATCACCTCTTTGCATTTGATATAAACGTGCGAGATTAATATCAAGCTGGTCATATCGAATGTAGATCGGTGAATCATCAACCGGTACATCAATAAAGTCCTTGTCATTGAGGTAATAACGTTCATCGTAATTAATTGCAGTAATGGTATTAGAGAACTGGTCAGCCGGTTCTCTTTTCGCTACCAGATAAGGCAATGAGCCTTTGGTATCGTCATTAACCACCGTGTAGATAGTATTTACAAAATCATCAGGACTAAGCTTTAAGGCCCCGTTCGGTAAACGGCCTAAAACTACTTTGTTCTTGGCTGAACCCGATGTAATAGGAATTAGATCCACGGTACCATTCCCCATTTGCAGATAGATCACATAGCTCTTGCCTGCAATAAAATCTACATCATGGCTTAAGGTGAGGATTAAACCCTCTTGCTGTACCACCTCACCGCTTTGATGAATACCATTGCGATAATCAGCTACAGCAATCCGGTCACGTAAAACCAGTAATTCTGATTCAGGTGCCGCATCAAAGGTAATGGATTTACGTTGAAACCGAAGCTTATTCCAAAGCCGGTAAGCATTGAAATGAGCTTGCCACTTGTTCCGTACCCCAACTGACTTCACTTCTTTTGGGTTCTTTGCTCCTTTGTCCGGCAAATAGATATTAATACGACTATCGTCGGTCGGATCCGTGTATTCATAGATCAGTCCATCGTAGTCATCCATCACGCCAAAGGTAAGATCATGCTTGTAACTATCCGGAATGATATTCCTGAAGTTAAACAGCATTACCGAGTTATCAGTTGGCCGTTCAAAATAAAGCTTGAGTTTATTGTTTTGCCGATATGCGGTACAAAACACGGCATCACAAAGATTGGTGACCAGTTCTTCAAAAGATAGGTTTGTATCATCAATAGTGGTGCAGAACTCTGCCGCTAGTGGTGTACCGAAATAATCCACTACATCGTTATAAGTCCGATAGATATTTTCCAGATCTATTTCGTCGATCGTACGGCGGCCAATCTTGTCATCCAGTGCCATTGAAACCAGTGCATCAGCAAAGCTTGATGTTGGAAATAGTTCTGTCGTCATAGCCCCATTTTTATAGGTCGGCAACATCCGCTGAAGATCGAAATTGATCTTACGGGACTTAACAGATAAAGCTCCAGTGGTTGCATAAGTACGTGCACGAAAAACTGTTTCATGTTCATACACTGTGCTTTGCAAAGGATAAGCACCGTAAAGCGCCTGCCACTTTACTTCATCTACTACCGTTGTAACCGCTGGTGTTGGTGTTAAACGGCGTGCACGGACACTACAGCGACCCTGAAATGTCACCATGTCCAGCGTTGCACCAACGGTCTGACGTGACTTTGCCGAACCCTTTAGAATAATCTGCTTCAGCATTGGATTGCCAATGGCTGCACCAGATTCGTTAACTGGCGTTACTTCAACTTCAATCGTGACGTTTACAGCACCCTGATTTCCACCTGAAGAAACGGTATAAAGTCCATTACTAGCAACAAAGTTACATAGCACTCGGCTACGTTCAATATTGTCGAGAATGAATGGACCAATCCACTTCTCGCCAATAGATGAAAGCTTTGGAGATAAAGCACCAGTTTGCTGATTTGATAATTCCTTTAGCTTTAGCCAGTTGGGGTTTACCGCAGCCGGATTAGACAATGCCATACGGTCATCAGCTACCGATAGAACGCTATATGTACCGTTTAAATCATAAGTCTGGCCGTTGTAAGTAAACGAAGCATTTGTGATTTCTACCCGGTCATTACTAACAAACTTAGTTGTTAAATCAGTATTGTTTGCAGATGCACGCAGGATCTCATTTGGATAGGCAAAAAGAAGATAGTTGGTACCTTCCAAGCTTTGAGTATCTGCCGGACGCAAGATCTGGCCATTCACCGAGTTTTGATGCTGAACCGTTAGTGGCGGCGTGGTAATTTCGGTACCAAGCGAAAAATATGGCTCACCTGAAACAATATCTACACCTGGTCGAAAGACTTCTACCGATGCGCCGGCAATATCAACAATGTTGGTTTCACCGTCATATGCACCGTTAATTTTATAGTGACCACGACCAATACAACCAACAACATGCTCTACTTCGACATTGTTTTCATATACCTTGTAAGGCACAGTAATCAGATCAGGGGTATCGTGAGCGGCACCATAAATATCTGCGATACGACCATTTACGCGAGTTTTATTTTCACGGTTTGATAATTCGTTATTTGCAGACGAGGATTGATTGTTATTCTGGTTGGTTTGGGTAATTGATGGTACTGGCATTAATAATGCAACAGCCACACCCATAACTATAGAAGCAACCGCTATCCAAGCTAGAGTTATGGGGTCTATACCCTTGGGATTCTCAATTACAATGAAAGTGCCTGGCAAGAAATCAAGCTGCTTTAATTCATATGCATTCTTCGGTGTGACTTCATTCGCAAATGAAATTTCCGCATGATCCATATTGCTTATGGTATGAAAAATACGGACATGCTCAGGCATATGGTCATATTTTGAAGTAAGCCATTGACCCAAAGTTTCAGCGTGTTCAATTGTTTTGTCTTCGGATAAAGGGTCTTGTTTATAAATAATCTTAATCATAGAAACTCACACGATTAAATCCAAATGCTTGAACGACTTGAATTGGCATCCATGAAACGCCTGATTCCTGCAAATGCAAAATACGCCCCAAACGAAAAAGCCCCACATGTGGGGGCTTGTTTCGGTATCTCGAGTGAAAGGCGACTATGCAGCCTTCCTTGGGCATGGGCAGTGGATTTAGTAACTTCAATCTTGATGGCAGAAATACCTTCTCTTTGACGGGCTTCATAAAAAACTCAAGCGCCTCTCCTCGATCAATATCATATAGATCCATTGCAGCTTCATGCGCGAAGTGAACACAGTTGTAGTATTCCTCGTCATATTGCTTATCGAGCAAATGATCGTGACTCTTCATATAGCCCCCTTCAAACCACTAAAACGATCCAGTGCAAAGATATCTCCAGTCTTCGCAGTATTTAATCGTGGTGATTCAGCCTTGAATGTCACAGCTTTATGATTCATGGCAACACTGGAGAGTTGTAGACCTAGTAGATAAAACATTGGTGTATTCAAGTTATCTGAACTATAAAGGCGGTAATTTACGGTCGGCTTTACATTAGAATATTGCCCCTCAATTACCCGTTCAAACTCATCCGGCAAAATATCACCAAGCCCAGATATTGAAACGGTCAAAGTCTGGTCCAGATCACCGAGCATTCCGGATCTTTGAATTGTCATAGGAAGGTATTCGTAAAATACTTGCCCCGCGCCTTCATTGTGCTGAACATACACCCCGCGATCATCATTACGTACCACCCGGTAAGTATTCATAAAAGAAGGGTGTGATAGTTCAATACATTCCAGTTGATAAACATCTACTTTTCGATTGAAAAAGAATTTGGCATATTCGTTATCCATTAGACCTCCCAATCTTTGATAAGTGCCTGATCAGCGATAAGGTTAGGCTGGTTTTGAACAACTTCGAGCTGTGCATTTACCCGGTAAAGGTTGCCATTCACTTCATTGGTCTTGAACGAGTTTGGAATGAAATTGCATAGATATTGCTGACGTGTTCCCTGATCAATCACCAGATCCGCATAGAATGAGGCTGGCTTATTCTGGTAGATCCGCCAGAAAGCCATCATTTTATTGAAATCGGTTTTACTTAAATTCCAGTTCACATCAACAATGTGGCTATTCCGTTTTACATCGATGTAATAGCGACCACGTCCGCCATCCATCTGCTGACGTTTCACATCATCACCTGGTGTTACGCCATAGCCGCTGGTCTGAGGATTTAGCTTTAACTTGTACATAACTTTCCTTCAGGTAATAAAAAACCGACCTCATAATGGGTCGGTATAAAATTATCTTTAACAACTAAAGTTTTGATATTTCTTCAGATATCTGACTAGATTCATGTAAAATATAGTTTATTAATTTATTTGAAATCGTTAGGTGAAGATGATAGTCAGCTGTTGTTCTAAACCTCTTTAATTTTTGTATTCGATTTTTGATTTCCGCAGCTCTTTTCTGAATCATTTCAGACGTTGAACCCGCAGGGTACCCATTAAGTCTGCTATAGACTTTTTCATGAGCTCCACATTTTGTCTTTGTTACTGGCCATAATAGTCGTTGTTCTAAATGATGCCGGACTTCATAAAAAGCATGGTAATAAGCACGCCCTATAATATTCCTTTTGTGGCATTCATCATATTTTGTGGAATTACCTAATAGCTCATAACAGTAATTTAGAGTATCTGTAGTAGCCATTTTTCAATCCACGCCCACTTCATAAGGAATAATAAAATATGAAAGTTTATTCAGTTCATCAATTAAGCCCTCATCATAGCATTTACTAAATATTTCTGAATTCATGGCATCAATCTCATCAAAACTTCTATCGACATAAAGCAATATCAAAAATTCATCATCAATAAAACTATATTCATATTTTCGGCACCTAACATTCCTAGAGTTAAAGCATTTAAAAAGAATTGAACCGATATGTTTCAAGACACTAGAATCAATTTCTAGTTTATTTTTAATTTCAAAAAGCTGAATAAATTCATTAAAGTCTTCCTTTTTAAATCTTTTATAATAATTTAAATCATCATTTAAAATTCCGTCTAGAAAATAAGTTATAGGTTTGAAGTCTATAGGAATAAAACTTTCTAAGGGTAAATTTTGTTTACTACACAAACTAATAATTTTATCAATATTTTCATTAGCGCCAGAAAAATCTACTGAGCTAAGAAAAACAAAATAAAGATTCGATAAAATCGATACACTATTGCTAATTTTCAGTACTTTTCGAGCGTATTGATGCGCAAGAACAGGATTATCAAAATACATTTCAATAATACTATTGCTTAATAAAAACCAATCTAGTGGCTCAGTTTCTTTAATATCATTAAGCAACCGTTTACATCTAAAATACTGAAATTCACTTATCGATCCAGTAGGAACAGCAGAGTTAATAATATCGGTTACTTCTGATGACTTAGTTTTAGGAACTGGGGGAAGCATAAGAATATTCACCAATTTTTTGAAATTTTGTCCTAATTTATTTAAAAAAGCTACCTCTAAAGGTAGCTTTTAAATTAACGATTCCGTCTTGCTGTCGTATTCTCAGTCAAAGACCGACTAATGGTTGAGTTTGGATTTGCGATTTGATCACTTACAAGCTTCGGTACCGTTCTTGGAAGTTGCTTATCCAGTTCCTCTTTAACAATGACCCGGACTGTTTGCTCGTCCAGTTGTTCGGCTTCAACTGTCGCCCCACTCACCTGATTAATTACTTCAATTTTAAAATTGATTGTCGGTGAAGCAGGCTCAATTGAAGGCATAACCTCAGCTTGAGGGCGTGAAGTACGTCCTAAAGTAAAGTCCTGAACATCATCCAGATTTGAGCGATCCTGAACTAAACCATTGGATGAGAAGTAGACCTTGCCATCATGGAATAAGTCAGAATTTGCCGAAGACGCCAACTTAGGTGTGTCTCTATTACCTTTATAGATAATCTGAGTATCTTGAACCGGTTGATTAAAGATGTCAGCTTGCTTTTGGCTTTCTATAAAGGCATTAGAACTCATCAATGCACGGCGCATGACACTATCTGCCGAGGCATTGTTATTGAGAAAAGCTTCAGGGTTTGCACTCTTACGCATATTTTCAACTAACCCAACTCCCCCCCAGCGTTTAATGTCTTCTTGGGACCAGACCACCTCTCCTTTATGGACAATACCGGCAGGTTCATATTTTCTACCAGATCCAGTGTAACCACCATCTGAGAATCCAGCTATTGTTTGCCCAGCAATCAAACCAGCATTTGCATATCCCATAGCAAGCATGGCGGTTGAAGCCGCAATTTTTGCACCAAAAAATGGGATCGTTGCATCAGCAGCTACTTGTGTAGCTGCCAAATGAGCAGAGATAATCGCAGAAGCAATAGCAAAGGATTGTTGAGCTATAAACATTGCCTTGAAAGAGCGTGAATTTTCACCACGCGCATCCTTAACAATTTGAGTTAAACCTCCCCATGTGCTTGAAGCAGATGAAATCATCTGACTGTATAATTGCAATTGACTGTCGTGATCTGCTTTTCTTGCATCAATCGCCTTCAGGTGGTACTCATTATCCATTTGCTGTCTTGCTTCTTTGAATACGCGCTCCGCCCCCAATCGTTCCTGATAACTAGCTTTTTCAGACTCCAAAACAGCTGCAAGATTATCTTTCAACTTTTGATAAGTTTGAGCGTAATCTTCATCCAATACTTGCATATTGGTTTGCTTGGGCTTGGTGTAGTTTGTCGATTTAAGAAACTGACTAGAGGTATCATACTGATCAATTGTTGGATTCCCCACACCATTACGAATAAAATCAGCCTGAAATGCACTCATCTTCCTTCTACGCTCTTCAAGATCAGTGATTTTTGATATTTCATCATACTCAAGCGCATAACGTTTTTTGATACGCTCCATTTCTCCCAGCATGAATTGCTCAGCCTGAAACAACCGCTGTTCCTGAGCAAGTTTTAGTAATCCTAACTCTTGCTGCTTTTGCAATTCCAGGCCATCTAAAGCAACCTTTCTTTGATCTTCAGAGAGTTTGCCTTCAGCAACTAATCGCAAAGAATTGATTTCATATGTGTACTCAAGCTTTTGCTTCTCAGTCCACTTATAACCATTTACTTCAAAATCAAATTGCTTCTGAGCTAACTTTTCTTCAGCATCAAAACGCTCATTAATTTTTGGGATTAAATTTGATTGACCTAAAATGGTTGCTTTGTTGATTTCCTCCTCTCGTCTTTTGCTTCTAGCAACTGTTTCTGAGTCATATGTTGCCTGTAGCTGTTTAACTTCCTCAAGAGTTTTAGCGCGTGCCTTATATGCTTCATCTTCGAACTTCGAAAGATCGCCGATTGCTTTTGAGGCTGCTTCGGGGTTATCTCCTAAAATTTTACTAAGCTGATTATAGTAAGAGTCTTGTTTGGCTAAATGCTGTGAAGCTTTAGCTTTGCCAAGCTTTTTCCCGTCATAGTCCCAGCCAACAAGATTTTTGGCAACGATTCTCTCTAAACTTCGATAGTCTAAATCGTCATTAAGAAGAGCTGCTTTAGATTTACTATAACTTTTATCGGTCATCGCCTCTTGCACAGCGTGTTTAGCCATTGCATCTAATGCATCTTGAGTTTGCTGGATTTTACCGTTTTTATCCAAGACTCCTTGCCCTTGTAAAGACTGCATTAATTTAGTTGAGCGACTTTTTTGCCATGATAAAAATCCAGTATTTGTATAACCATTATTTTCATCCTTATGGCTACCAAACATTGCCTCATTTCTAAAATCAGTCTCTCGTCCAACTTGAGCTGTCATTACACGAGCTTGTTTATCGCCTAAGCCTGCATTTCGAAATGCCAGATACACTCGTAGCATATTTCTCACTCGCTCATCATTTCCAGCAAGTAGAACAGCTTGTTTGGCAGACTCTTTGGTTTGTTTTTCAACCTCTTTTGTTTGCTTTCTGCTAGATTCGGTAATACTTTCTTGTAAGTCCTTGGCTTCCTTCTGCTTCTTATACCAAGCCTCAAAAATTGCAGCTTCCTGACTAGTTAAACTTCTAGTCATCGGAATTTTATTGTCGGTATAAAACTCTGATGCCGCACGCGCCTTATCAAGACCCTTTTCGCCACCACCAAACGCCTTAGTGTTTTTTATAAGAAAATCATTTTTCAGAATATCTTTGTTGGCGTTGTCTCGTAACTTATTTAACTTTTCTTGTGCAGCGACTTGGTTATTTAATTCATTTGTTTCTCCTTGTTGAGCACCAAGTACAGTTTGATGTTGTTTTAGGTACTCATTACGTAAGTCGTTTTGTTTCTTCAGCTCAGCATTAGCCTGATTCAACGCAATTTTAGACTGATCCGTTTTAGTAGCATAATCCTGTAACCCCTTGATATTTTCAGCAGGAACTTTGGCAGTACTGTTGAACTTGTCCACAGCATCAGTTGCTGAAATTTGATTTAAAGAATATGCCTGGATTACCTTATTCAACGATTTAACTTGTTCTTCGCTACCACCATTTAACCGAATGAATTCTACTTGTGCTCGTAATGAATCAAGCATTTGTGTTTTCATGTCAGTGAAATTTTGAGTAGCGACTTTTGTTAAGTTTGTTTGAATTGTTAATTGCTTAATTGATTCGGCCGTTACCTCAACATGTTGTCCAGAAGTAGCATTTAAGAGTTTTAGAGCAGTATTACCCTGCTCAATCTTATTTTTTGATTCTGCTACTGCACTAGAGAACTCAATAAGTTTATCAATTTGAGTCTGACTAAAACGACCAGAAGAAATCATCTTTTTTAAGAGATCACCTGCATCGCTTGCACCTGTAGCAATAGACTTAATGGCATTTTGATAATCTTCATAATCACTGCCAGATAATTTAAATAATTCCTTTTGGATATAAGCAAAACGTTTGATAGCTCCACTAGCATCATCAATTGCATCATTTTGCTGCTCAATCTCTTTGCGTAACCGCACACCCTCTGTTAATGCTTGCACAGTATTTAACTTTATGTACTTATCTGTTAAATCACTAACCGAGTCAGATTGTGTTGCAAGGGACTCTTTGACTTCATCCGAACTGCTGCTTAGTAAATAGAAAGATGCGGCTGTTGCTGCAATTGCTAAACCCATTGGGCTAAAAATCGCCATAAGCGCTGACTTTGCCAAAGCTAAACGACTTGTAGCAACAGATTGCGCTGTTAAGGCTGCTGATAATCTTGCAGATGATGCTGATTGAGCTGTTTCTGCGGCAGCAACCTCTAACGCAACTTGAGCTTGTAATCGTCCAAGCTGAGCCATTCGTGTGATGGTAGCCGTGCGACCTTGTTCAGTGATTTGGGCTTTTAAACGAACTTTTTCGAGTTCTATTTCTGCCATGATCTGAGCATGAGTAGCTTTGATGTTCGTTAGTGTCACCTGCGTACTTTGTGCTTCGGCAAGCGCAGATTCCACCTCAGCTTTTGCTGCTGCAATATTTGCATTACGTTCAGCAATTGTGGCAAACACTTGTTTGGTTGACGCAGCAATACTCGCTTGTACAGCAACCGTTTTTGTTAAAACGGCTTTTGTCATTAAGCCAATACCTATGGCAAATGCACTGTCTGCAATTAAATTCAAATTATTTGCTAATAACTGAATCGATCCTGATAAAGCCTGTGCTGCTCCGCTTCCTTTACCAGCCTCTCCTACAAATTTAGTAATTTCATTATTAAGTAGAGTTAATGATTGACCAATTGTAATGTCAGTTTTAGCAAAAAGAGCATCAACTTCATCTTGGACATTTCTAAGTGCTTTCACGATTTCCTGTGAAGTAATTTTTCCTTCAGCTGCTACTGAACGTAATTCACCTACAGTAATACCCATACCTTTAGCAATAGCCTTTGCTAGTGCTGGGGTTTGCTCCATTACAGAATTAAGTTCTTCTCCACGTAATGTGCCGCTTGCTAAAGCCTGCCCAAATTGGACTAAAGCTGCATCCGCCGCTTCTGCGCTTGCTCCACTAATAGCCACTGCTTTTGACACTGTTTCAGTCAAACGTGCAGTGTCATCCATGGTTAAATTCAGTGTTTTAGCATTGTCACTAAAACGCTGGTAAACCTGTAACACAGAATCCCAAGCTGAATAGGTTTTTTGAGCAATTCGGAAAGTGTCTTCCGTTGCTTTATTTAGTTCAACTTGATTATTAGTGACCAACTTAAGACGGTTTTGTAGTCCAGTATATGTATCCATCTTTGAAATGGCTGAACCTACTGTTAATAAACCAGCCATGTGTCCAGCTAAAGCTCTAGTGGCTACAGACAAGCTGTCCATAGACTTAGAAGCATAATCACCTTTACGCTCAATGCTATCCAGTTCATTGCCTAGATTACGCGCATTACGTTCAGCATTTTGCGAATCAATAACAATGACCAAACGGGATTCTTGTGCCATCTTACTTTTCCTCTAGGCAATAAAAAGCCCACAAAAGTGAGCTATGAATTTTGGGCAATAAAAAACCCACTCAAATGAGTGGGTTCTGTTTAAAAATAATTACTAAGCTGGGCAGTTAAACCAGTTCGGTCGTGCTAGAAATCTTTGTCCATTAGACATGGCTATCACCGAACAGTCTGCATCAATCAACGGCTCATTTTGTAGGTTCCTGAAATCCAACAATCGAGCAATATCTCGTGCTGCTTCATTCGCTTTCACTACTAAGTGTGAGTAATACGCGAACTTCTTCATATCAAGCATTTTTACAGCAAGCAGAACTGGAACGATTTCATCATTTTCTATGATGACTGCTTCAGTAAGTTTGCGAACCAGCTCATAGGCGTCTTTATAAAATAAAGGATCTTGAGGTTTCTTTTCCTCTGGCTTTGCCTTTAAATCCATAACTTCTAAATAATGCTTAGCATCCTCAAAGTGAATAGCTCGTAATTCTCGGTAACTTGCTGAGTATTTAAAGTGATTCTTTAAACGACTCCACATTTGCACAATCAAATTTTTATTACCTTTTGCTCTTGTATGAACAATGTTGTAAAGAATGCCAGCTTGTTCTGGTGAGATAGTTTGTTTGCCATTTAGCAACCACTCCATCACAAGTGAATCGTAAGCTCGGATAACCATCAAGTGGAATTTGGGACTAATCCACATTGCATATGCGTAAACAATTTCCTTAACTACATATGTTCCGCGATTTGCTCCACCACGGATAATATTCAGCGCTTTATTCCCAAACCTCGTATTTGAGGTTTGGGAATTTTCATCGATACTCACATTTGAGCATCGCTCAATTTCTAGAATTAACTCTTGTATTTGTTCTACACGAAGAAAGTTGGTGATTTGATGTTTTTTCAAGCCACCACTCGCTTTATGAAGATCATTCAAGCAATAACGCCCATCTTCATCTTGATGAATCGTAAAATCACCAATAACTAAAGGCTTATTGTTTGGGTTCAAAAAGTTTTGTGTTAAATTAGACATGTTGTCTTTCCTGTAGATTGCGACTTCATCAAAGCCCCGTTTCCGTCCAAAGTTCCGGGGCTTTTTTGTTGTCTGTTGATTTCATGCTTTCACTTCTTTTGGCTTTCTGCCTTCTAACCAATCTCCAATAATCATATTTAGTTGTGCTGTTAAAGTTCTATGCTCCTTTTGGGTTTCCTCTTTTAGCTGCTCTAAAATTTGCTCAGGTAACCGAAAGTTTATTTGAGGATCTTTGCGTGCCATAATCAGCTCCATAAATATATCACCGTGATATAAATATATTACCGTGATACCATTGTGTCAAGCACCGTAATACTATTATTCTTATAAAAAGATTTTTTGACTTCAAAGTGATGGCTAGAACAGACCCTCAAATTAACATTAGAGTTCCTGCTGAACTTAAAAAGAAACTAGAAACATTGGCTTTAGAGAACAATCGATCTCTTAATGCGGAAGTAGTTACACGCCTTGAAAGTAGTTTTGATAATGAATGCTTGGATTTATACAAGATTCCTCTAGAGAAATTAATGTCTGTTGTTATGGAAAGGTTTGGCGAGAACTCTATAAGTCTCACCTTTGAAGAAACACAACGCATTAAAAAAGCACCCTAGGGTGCTTTTTTACGATAGTAACCAAATAAACCCAATTAACAATATTGCGCCAACCACCACTCCTATTATCCATTCGGATGCTGGAGAACCAAGGAGCAAATTATTATCTTTTTGCGGTTCAATAACTTTAGTTGGATACTTAGACTCATGGTAGCTTGGTTTGATTGATTTAACTGGCCTATTGCTCAATGGTGGAGGAACACCTATATGCTCTTTACTGCGAGCAGTAGATTTTTGCTTCAAAAAGTTATCATTTATCTTTTTTATTTCCTGTTCACTCAAATTTCTCTCTTTTGGGACTACCTCTTCATCATCATTGGGAGACAGAGGGAAGTAAATTTCAACAAAATCTCGAACAGAGATATAGTCACTATTGGGTAGGGCTTTAAGTAACGATAAAAATTTTTTAAACGGCTGTTTTTTATAGGCTCGATTGTAATAAGCCTCTAATTTTTTCTCTAATGTAATAATTGGTCGATTAGCTGTATAAGCCGCCTTATAAGTGTAAGATATACTGCTTAAAGCATTCTTATGCTTGCCCTCTAGTCTTAAGACATTTGCCATATCTTCATGTGGTGAGGAGTCTATAACCAGTGTTTCTGTTTTAGAAAAACCCATCCTACTAGCATGCTTTAAATAGTAATCTTTTTGATGGTTTAAATGTTTCCATGCATCGTCAAAACGCCTTTCTTTAATAGCAATCTGTGCGAGTTTCTTGCTATTAGCGGCATGCCCCAGATAGTCATCCAATATCATATCTATTCAGCCAATCACATTTAATATTCTGTTTAGTCAAGTTAATTCTCTCGAACAACTATTACTTTGTGTTTAGCTTATCTTTGCATGCTGGTGAAGCGAATTTAAGCCCATTGTCCCTTATCATTTTATATCCTCCTCCAAGCGCATAATTAAGCTCAAGAGATGTTGGAGTGAAATTACTTATTTTCCAGTAAGTCCCATCCTGAGAATAGAGTCTATCATTTAATAATTTTACAGACATTACCCTAGCTGTACCTAGGTGGTCTTGGCAAATTACACCCGTCCCATCACTTTCTAGTATTAAAGTCCCAACCAACCGATCAAATTGACCAGTCCAATAACCTGAATTACTAACAGGTGTTGGATGAATATCAAAAAAATTAGCTGTTGTCGCACAACCGGCCATCCCAAAAACCAATCCCAATAAAACAATCTTTTTCATATAAAACCTATCAAGTATCAAAATTTTTAAAATCAGCTAATGATCCAAATAAAAATCATTAAAGCTATAAATAAAATAATCCCACAAATAATCCATTCAGATTTAGGGTAGCCCCATACGTTATCTGGATTATTAAAATCAGGTTCTCTTCTACGAGTTGTTTTCTTAGTATGACTAGAAAACTTAGAGTAGGATAAACCAGTACCCGGCAACCCTACTGTTGTTCGAGTTCCCTTCTTACTAACATTTACTCGTGCCCCTTTTCCACCAACAGAAACACTTGAGACTCCTTTTTTACTTATATTTACTCGGACTCCTGGAGCAATTTTTATACTTTTTCTAAAATTCAATCCCATCACATCACCTATCTAGAGCAGATCTTTTTAGAAGCACTGATGGAACCATCATTACAAACAAACTTACTACCATCGCAATGACTTATCCCACCTTTCTTACCAGAGCACGGTTGTCTGCCTCTACCTGCTTCCGCAAAATTTAATGAGCTTAGAACTAATAAAAGACTTAAAATGACTTGTTTCATGAATTTCACCGTTTGTTATAAAGTGTACTAACTTTAACAAACTGATCATTAAATGTCACATAAAGGAAAACCACCCGAAGGTGGTCTTTTAAATCAGGCTATGCATGTAAAAGTTTTTCAGCACCAGCAGCCAAGAAAGCCGATCGAGTAGTATATCTCTTACCTTTACCTACATTCTCATCAATTTTACGAATCAAACGGCTTGGTAAAGTAACATTGATTTTTTCTGGTTTACCCAGATAACGACTAACATCAACTTCGGTAACCGCCCAGATCATTCCTTTATATTCAGGATCATCGACAAATTTAACTAGTTCGGAAGCTAATGGGATTTCCTCACCATCTTCAGCCAATATTTCTAAATGGCCTGAAATAGCTTCTTTAACATTCTCAATAGCTTCTTCAAGTGTGTCACCAGCACTAAAACAACCTGGAATATCAGGAACAGTGACACCAAATGCCTCAGTATCTGATCCTCGTTCAATTGCAAT